CCATGACGGGCAAAAATGGATCACCACCGTCACTGGCAACTCGAATTACTCCGTGATCGACATGGATGAGGACGACAGCACCTCGCGGATTACTCAAGATGGTGACGATCATCAGGCATGGATTCTGGGATCAGGTGACGACAACGTATACAAGATCGAACAGGACGGTGAAAGTCATTACGCCAAGATTATCTCGTTTGCTGATGACAGCGACATCTGGATCACGCAAGAGGGCAGCGGGGATCATAATGCCTATGTTTACAACTCCGGCAGCGGTCATAACAACAGCACCCGCTTGATCCAGAAGGGATCGGGCAACAAAGACGCTGATGTTTTCTGGTATGCAGACGATGGCGATCTGACGTTGACTCAGCAGGGTAATGGCTCACATACCAGCAACATGAAATTTTATACAGACGATTACGATGTGACCGTGGTACAGAAGGGTTGGACCAACAAGTCTTATACAGCCACGTTCAACTGCACCAGCAATTGCGATAAGACCATCACGATTACACAACAGAACTAATGTTTTCTTGGAAGGCCGTGGTTGTCACGATGGTGGTGTTATGTGGGGTACGTGTTCTAGACCCCTATCCGGTGGAAGTGGCGCGGCTCAAGTTCTTTGACTGGTTGCAGCGATCGGACGTTGCGCAGCAAGTGGAAGACATTGTTCTTGTCGATATTGGTGAGCAAAGTCTGGCGCAGAATGGCCAGTGGCCTTGGCCCAGAAAGAATATTAGTCAGTTAATAAATTATTTGCGTGCCCACGGGGCGGGCGTTATAGGGCTTGCGGTCATGTTTCCAGAGCCGGATCGCTTTGGCGGAGACGCGGCGTTAGCGCAGGCGTTAACCGAGAACCCGGCGGTGGTATTGGGTCAGACTTCATCTTCGCGTGGTATCGAAGGCGCCGCGCCGCACGTAGGTACGGCAGTGATTGGCGGCAATGCACAGGATTATCTCTTTAACTATCCTGGGGCCACACGAAATTTATCCCTGTTGGAGGAAGCCGCTGACGGGGCCGGAATGTTGAGTTCCGTTCCTGAGATCGATGGGGTGGTGAGGAGGCTTCCGCTGGTAGTTGCAGTGGGAGAGAAGGTGTATCCCTCCTTTGCATTAGAAATGATACGGGTCGCCACGGGCGAGTCTTCGTATCAGATAAAGATTGATGAGTTGGGCATTGCGGCGGTGCGTATACCTCCGTATGAACCCTTCTCAACCGACGGCAACGGTCGTGTCTGGTTGCGCTGGAACAAAACCTTTCAGCGTGTAGAAGCAACCGGCGATTTGTCTGCTGTCAGGGACAAGTGGGTGGTTATCGGTGTAACCGCCGAAGGAATTTCCCCGCTGATCCCAACGCCGATGGGCCTAAAAGACGCGCATGCAACGGTTTCCACCTTGTTGAGCGCGTTGATAAATGACGACGGCTTGGTTCGGTCTAATAACGCAAATCTGTTGGAAATAGTTCTCCTTCCACTTCTCCTCCTGACAGTTGCGTTGCTGGCCAAACTACCAATAAAGCTAGTCATCCCCTCATTTATCATTTTCATCGGCGGGATCGGCGGCGGATCGTATTACGCCTTCACGGAGGCGCGTTTAATTGATGCCAGTTACCCGGTGCTGGCGAGTCTGATTACGTTTGCGCATTGTCTGTTTAATCAGTTCTATCGGGAGTATGTGCTGCGTCAACAGATCAAGAAGCAGTTCGAGCACTACTTGGACCCGAGACAGGTGAAGCGACTTCAGGCGCAGCCAGAGCTACTCAGGCTGGGAGGCGAGCGACGTAGGGCCACATACTTATTCACCGACGTCAGGGGCTTCACCAGCCTCTCAGAGGCTTTAGAGCCACCTCAAGTGGTCGAGGTGATGAATCGGGCGCTGACTATCCAAGCTGACTGCGTCAAGGAAGCGGGCGGTATGGTGGACAAGTTTATCGGGGACGCCATGATGGGTGTCTTCAATGCGCCGATCGATCAGGAGGACCATGAGAACGCGGCCATCGACTGTGCCATTGAGATACAGCGCAGGATGGAAGGTTTGCGCGAAGAGTTGAGCGCAGAAGACAAGCCCGAGGTGGTGATCGGTGTCGGTGTGAATACCGGTGACGCTGTGATCGGCAACATGGGCAGTGACAGTCGCTTTGATTACACTTGCATCGGGGATGCGGTGAATGTGGCGGCTCGATTGGAAAGCGCAACCAAGGAAGCCAAGCGCGATATTTTAATTGGTGAGGTGACAGCGGAGTGTTCCCGCCATGAGTTGGAAGAGTTGGAACCGATGGCCCTCAAGGGGAAGGCGGCTCCAGTGAGAGTGTTTACGTTAAGGACGGTGCATGGGGTTTAAGTTATCGATTGTATTAGGGCTTGCGTTAGCCGCCATGGCTGGTGGGTTCAAGCTTTATTACGATAAGAGCGAAGCAGAGAAACAGGCGATGGCCACGCAGTTGCAGCAGGCGATGGACAATCAACAGCGCCTAGAAAATGCGGTCGCAACCCAGAACGAACAGATTGAGGCGGCGCTAGCTGAACAGAAGGCTTCGCAGCAGCGGATTCAGAATTTGACGGTGGCCAACAATGAGGCCAACGAGAAGGTGGAGGATTTACGCAACAAGTTTGCTAAGCATGATTTGGATATGCTCTCGTTGCGTAAGCCCGGATTAGTGGAAAAGATGGTGAATCGCGGTACGGCGCGGGTATTTCAGGAGCTTCAGGATTTAACTGATCCGAATCAATTTGATGAAGAAGACACTAGCAATATACCTGCTGCTGATTAGCGGTTGCTCCTTTATGGGAGGTTCCCGCTTCACCCCGCCTGAAGTCAGGCCGGTGGAGGTGGTGACGATCTCCAAACCGGCGCCGATGTATCACCCGCCGCTGCCACCCGCAGTGAAGGGCGTGCCGGTCGAGTGGAAGGTTTTAACGCCGGACACGATGGAGGAATATCTTAACGATTTGAAGGCGGGCGAAGCGCCCGTTAACGCTTGGTATTCCCTGACGACCAAGGGGTACGAGAATTTGAGTAACAACGTCGCGCAGATTCAGCGGTATATCCAACAGGTGCTCTCAATCATTGAGTACTACCGGGATTTGGACAAGGCGCGGCAAGAGGAATCAAGTAGTGGACCTGCCAAAGCTGATGCAGGAGCTGAGAACCGATGAAGGTAAAGATAATTCGGTTATCTCTTCCGGTATTCAGTCTGCACTTGATGAACTGAACCAACAGCTCTCCTGGTTTTCTGGATTGAGCGACGGGCGTCAGCGTGCGCTGGTCAATATGCATTTCAATATGGGGTGGAAGCAGCTCTCTGAGGAGGAGGATTTTTTGACAGCCATGGAAACTGGAGACTGGCGTAAGGCAGCCCGAGAGTTAGAGCGTTCCCAGTGGGGACGTAGTATGGGTGTGCGCGCTTTGCGTCTTCTGCAACTGGTTGTTGGTGGTTAGATGGCTATAGCGAAGTTTCAGTTTAGGCCCGGTATTCAGAAAGAGGGTACCCAGTTCGCAGCAGATGGTGGCTGGTACGACTCGGATAAAATCCGCTGGCGTTCCGGGCGTCCAGAAAAGATTGGCGGTTGGCAGAAGTTTTCGGATAACACGTATCTCGGTACGGCTCGCGCGCTGCATACATGGAACGATTTGGTCGGCACTAACTACATGGGTATTGGTACCAACCTCAAGTACTACATTGAAGAGGGCGGCGCCTACAACGACGTCACCCCCATTCGAGCGACAGCCTCGCTCAGCGCTCCTTTCGGGGAGATTAACGGCAGCGCCACATTGCTGATATCGGACACCGCCCACGGAGCGGTAGCCGGTGACTACGTGACCTACTCATCAGCGTCTACCCTGACCGGCGGTGGTATTGTGGCGGCTACGCTGAATGCCGAGTACCAGATCGCAACGATTCGGGGTGCGGATGCGTATGAGATCGAGGCCTCATCTGGAACGGGGGTTGCGGATACCACCACGCTGAATGGTGCGATTACTGCGGCGGCGACATCCATTGTATTGACGGATGCCAGTGGTTTCCCGAGCAGCGGTACGATAAAGATTGAGTCGGAATATATTAGTTTTACCGGCAAGAGCAGCGAGACCCTGACCGGGTGTACCCGAGGCGCCTACAACACCAATGCCACGGCTTATGCGACCGGTGTCACGGCGTATGAGATTGTTTTTAGTGGTGGTGGCAGCGTGAGTGCGGCCTATCAGATCAATACAGGTCTGGATACCACCGTCCCGGGAACCGGTTTTGGTTCCAGCACATGGGGCCGGGGGACATGGGGTAGTGCCTCAGCTGGTGAAAAATTACGGCTCTGGTCGCAGGATAATTTTGGTGAGGATTTACTCCTTTGTCCCCGGGGTGGCGGAGTGTTCTATTGGGATGCGACGAATGGCGTCTCGACCCGGGCGATTAACACCAGTGCATTAAGCACCGCCAGCAATGCGCCTACCGCCTGCAATCTGGTGCTGGTGTCAGAGATTGACCGTCATGTGATTGCCTTCGGGGTGAATGCGATCGGTTCTTCGACTTTAGACGAGATGTTTGTGCGCTGGTCTAAGATCGAAGACGCAGGTAACTGGACTCCAGCCACGAATTCAGATGCAGGTGGTCAGCGTTTGGGTACCGGGTCTTTCATTATGAGCGCGGTCAAGGCGCGTCAAGAGATATTGATATGGACTGATGCGGCGGTCTATTCCATGCGCTACGTGGGTGGCTATTTTACTTTTCAGTTCACCCAGATCATGGAAGGTCCTTCGATGTTAAGTCCGAATGCGGCCATTGCGGCGGAAAGCCGGGTGTTCTGGATGGACCGGGGGAGCTTCTGGGTCTATGACGGCGCGGTCAGGCCGTTGCCTTGTACCGTTCAGGATTATGTTTTCAGTGATATCAACCTGAGTCAGGCGTTTAAGTGTTTTGCCGCATCGAATCCCGACTGGTTTGAGGTGATGTGGTTCTATGCTTCCGATAGTCAATCAGGCACAGAGATTGACCGGTATGTGATGTACAACTACAAGGAGAACCTGTGGAGTGTGGGCACATTGGAGCGCACCGCATGGACAGCGGCGCCCACCAGGAATTTCCCGATGGCAGCGGGAACAGCAGACAGCTCCAATTATATTTACCAGCATGAGACGGGTACCGATGCCGATGGTTCTGCGATGACGGCGTACATTGAGTCGGGAGATTTTGATTTTGAAGATGGAGAAAAGTTCTTGTCCATCTCCCGCATTATTCCTGACCTTGCGTTTAGCGGATCGGCGGATACCAAATCCCTGACGGTGACCCTCAAGGGGCGTAATTACCCCGGTGAGACACCCGCGACGTTGACCACATCCACGGTCAGCTCGGACACGACCCAAGCGTTTGTGCGGGCGCGTGCACGGCAGGGCATTTTACGCCTTGAGAGCACGGCAACAGGCGTGGGTTGGCGGATGGGTGACTTTCGGATGGACGTCCGTCCTGACGGGAGGCGCTGATGGCGAAGACCAAGCCGTATTCGCAGCCATTACCCCTTCCTCATGAAGACTATGAGATGAGTGAAGAGACCATGTTCCGGCGTACTATGGAGCAGGTCATTGGTGATCTGAATACCAGGACAATCGAGGTGGAAGAGGTCAAGACAACGCCCTCTTCACTGGCCCAGAGGCGATACCAGTTTTTGCTGATGGGCGCCTCCAGTGGCTGATGCCCTTAAAGTCTTAGGACAAGTGGCGCCTTCGGCTACCACAGCTACGACGCTATACACGACGCCCGATACGACAGAGACGACGTGCAGTTCGATCGTGGTGTGCAATCGAGGCGGCTCAGGCGGTACGTTCAGGGTTTCTGTGCGTGTGGCAGCGGCATCCGATGCGACTAAGCAGTACCTGTATTACGACCAAGCGTTGGCGGCAACCACCACCTATCT